GGGCAGAATGTCACCATACTTCTCCAACCAGTCCTTGGTAAACATCTGGAACTGCTTGCACAGCTCTTCTGCTGTCAGGTATTGTTCGTTGGCCCGCATCATTGCCAGGTATGCGCCACGCTCAGCAGCAGCCACCAACTCCTCTCTCGTCTTTCTGTCCATAGGTATCTCTCGTTTTTAGTTAATCACCACAGTTCCTCGCGCCTTTCCGCGAGGCCTTTGCTATTTTACTCTCGTGATGCTTACTGCGCAGGCTTCGTAGTCTGGTTTTACCAGCCACTCACCCTCCTTTTCATTCTTCATCTGCTGGGCAGTCACCCTGGCAGAAGAAATCTTCTTCTCCTCCTTCAGAGTGAAGATGCGCGTCTGACCAACGTGCATGTCACGCAGTTCCTGTCTTGTTACTTTTTCCTGTGCCATTGTTTTAAACTTTCTTAATAATAATACACTTTTGTACTAAAATCGGGAAGAAAGCCGTATATTTGTAGCCCATTACCTCTGCAAATCGGTTCGTTCGGTTTGTTTGAAAAGGCGAACTTCGCCTGACGGCTATTCTTATGCCCGATTAGTATTACTTACTTTTTCGGTTGCAAATATAATACAAAAATGTAAACTAACAAACAAAAAGGATGCTTTTGTGTATCTTTTTAAGGTAAATTAATAATTCGAGTGTAATATTTGTATGATTGATAGGCAGAAAAGGTTACATGAAGTGTATGAGCATCTAAGAAGTCATTTCGGTGTTCATACACAAATAGATTTCGCTGAAGCGCTGAAATATTCGCGCGTATATATCTCTGCTGCAATGAATGGAGCGGAAAAGAACCTGACAGATAAACTCTTCAAAAATATTTGTGAAACCTATCCAGGTGTCTTTGACCTCGACTACCTTCTGACTGGTGAAGGCAGTCTGCTCGCAAATTGCGATGAATCAAACGAGCACATGGCAAAAGAGGACACTCCGCCAACTGACGAAATGTCCTCTAATATCCTGGAACTCTATGCCCGCATGATTCGTGGTGTCGACGACCTCCGCATACAGCTCAAAGAGCAGCTGGCAGAAGTCCAGACTGTCAAGTCAGAACTCCAGCAAGTCCGCGACGACCTGCGCACCACCACCCAGCGCCTCTCCCAGGCTCTCGAACAACTCAACAAAAACGGCAATTCCCACCACATCGGAATTGCCGCAGACGACGGAGAAAATTAACCCAAAATTCCCCCAAATGTTTTACCACCCATGAAACAGAATCTCCCACAACCCCCATAGCTACTGGCAATCCTCTTGCCCGCTCATGAATCCCCGCCGGATCACGAAGACAAAAGAGGATAACTGTAGTAAATACGGGCATCCTCTTTGTTTTTCGGGGATTTTCAGGGGTTTTAAAGAAATTCGGTTTTACCGGATTTTTTCGGATTTCCACGGATTTTTCATATAAATGTTTTACCATTGTTTTACCAGCGGGCTAAAATGTTTTACCAAATGGTCATGTAGACCGTATTATTAACGAAAACGGACAGTAAATATTATGTATTCGACATCAATAATATTCGACAGGAAAAAGAAGGCTGAAGGCGACAGGGAAGGTGCGCTGGAGGTCAGGATCACGGTTGACCGCAAGTCATACTATATCAATACGGGCGTGCGCGTGCAAAGGAAGCAATGGGCTGGCACTGTCATCAGACGTGCAGATGCTGACGCGCTCAATAACAGGCTGGCCATCATTGTGAGGCGTGTCAACGAGAAGGTGAATGAGTTCATAGACAGGCAGCAGCCGCTGGACATGAATGCCGTCAAGTCATATATCTATGCGGGCTCGTCTGCTGCTGTAGACCACAACGGACTGCTGGCATGGATAGAGAAGGAAATACCTCTGCTGAATGTCAGCGAAGGCACTCGTAAGCACTACTGGCTTCTGCTTGACAGGTTGAAGGCGTTTGGACGGATAAAGGAATGGAGCGACTTGACGGTGGAGAATATCTACGAGTGGGACGGCTGGCTGCACAACCTGGCAAACGTCAACAGCAGAAAAGATGAAGGCGTACTGAGCACCGGTACCATACATAACTATCATAAGCATCTTAAGGCGATGCTCAACAGGGCTGTAATGTTCGGTGTGATAGATGCCAGTCCTTATGCTCGGCTTGTCGGCAAGTTCGGGAGCGGTGAAGATGAGAACATCGAGTATCTGACTGAAGAGGAAATGCAGCTCATCCTGGACACGCATCCGGTACCAGGAACGCAGATGGAAACGGTACGCGACCTATTCGTCATCCAGATGTATACGGGCCTCTCGTATTCAGACATGCAAGCACTTGACATCAAGAACTACCACAAAGACGGTGATGCATGGGTATATAATGGAAAGCGAATAAAGACAGGTGTGCCGTTCGTAAGCCAGCTGCTGCCTCCTGTGGTTGATGTTCTTGAACGTCACGGATGGAAGGTGCCACAGATGCATAACCAGAAGTACAACGCACAACTTAAAACATTTGGCAACGCTATTGGTATTGAAGGATTGCACACACATCTGGCCAGGCATACATTCGCTACTTATATGCTAAGTAACGATGCGAGGCTGCAGAACGTGATGAGGATGATGGGACATAGGAAGATAGAACAGACCCTCCGCTATGCCAAGGTGCTGGCCAAGGATGTGCACGAAGACTACGGAATCATAGCTGACAAACTGAAAGGAAACACACGCCACTGAGTCTACTCTGTGGCGTGTGTGCGTTTGTACTCTTCGTTAATTGCACGCATTTGTGCCCGCATTCGCTCGACTTCTGCATCACTTGGCATCTCGCTGTTATCTTTGTCGTCTTCGTCGAAATGGTCGAAGTACATGGGAATGAGCTGCATGGGTGTGATGTGCTTTTTGTTGTCGCGCAGGGCGAAACAGGCATAGTAGGCCTGGATGCGCTGCAGCTGGTATTGCAGGATGTTACGGCGGCTATGGCCGCGGATGATGCGACGGGCCTCCCAGAAGCGTATCTCGTAGAGGAATTCGTGGCGGCTGATACCAATCTCGCCAACGAGCAGTTGATAGATGTCGTTGGCGGTTAGTCTTTTTTTTCAGACTCCTCCGCTTTCTTCTTGTCTTCGGGCTCTCCGACAGGTATCTTGTAGAACTCGATATAGAGTGCTGCGATGGTACCGATGGCCAGTCCGATGTCTTCGGGTGAGGCGTGGAAAATGAGCTCCTTGTCTTCGATGGGGTTCTTCTGACTTTGGCTCTCGTAGAATGCCGTCATAGCAGACATGATGAGGTAGATGGCCTTGCGGCTGTCTGGCATCCTGTTCTCCTGCAGGCATTTCAGCACTTCGACGATGAATTCTGTGCACTCTTCGTCAGCCAGCAGCTTGTAGCTGATTTCTGTGCCGTAACAGTAGGCAAGCGTCACCTGCTTGCCCATGATGTTGATTTCTTTCTGGATCATAGTCTCTGTTAATTTTCTGGTTCATATTGTGACAGTTCGCCAGTGCCGGTGAACTGTGCCGTGGCGGTGGCAAACTCCGTATTCTGTGACGTGATCTGCAGGTCTGACAGAATGGCCATGCCGGTCATTTGTATGGCGTCATCCACGGTGTCACGGTTCTTCTCGCCTGCAGCACCTGCAGTACGGCTGAATCGTAGCATGTAGACGCGACCTACCTGAAGCTGGTCGATAGCGTGGGCGCCAGGAAGGTATTCCTCGTCATCGTCGCTGATGATGAGTGCATCTACCTGCACATCCCAGTTCAGTCCGACAGGCTCGCGCTCAATCCAGTCGTCGACGGTATCTTTCGTCGTATCTTCTTCGACCTGAAGCGCACAATGCATGGTGCATGCTGTACTCGCTGCAATACACATGAGGTCTTCTTCATCTTCGCCAACTAAAACGCGAAGGTTCTCACCTTTGATGGTTGCCATTTTCTTGTAGTTCTTAAAAGTTAGAAACCCCGCCGCTGATATTGCGCGGCGGCGGGGCTGACATTATTAATTGTCAATCCGAGAGAGTGTCAAGACAAAGGCCCTGTGCCTGTGAATTGTACGGACATGGTGCTGTTCTGCCTGTTCTGGGCGGAAATGGAAATGTCGTTTATCCATGCCCAGCCGGAACGTTTGATGGCAGAGTTCTGAGCGACGCGGTTGTTGGTGCCGGCGGTCTGGTCGAAGACGAGATGCACCTTGGTCTTGTTGATCATCAGCGACAGCAAGTCCTGTGGCAGCTCACCGTTCGTTCCGTTGTCTTCAAGAGTGATCAGAGAGTCTGTCTGAGCGTCCCATGACAGTCCGGTTACCTCCTGCTCCTGGAAGTCGCCAACGCTGTCTTTGGTCGACGCATCTTCCAAGGTCGCGCTGACGTGGAACGTGGCGTTCGTGGCCATCGCTATGCATTTTTCAGAGCCGGAGGCTGTGCCTACCATGACTCTCAAATTCTGGCCCTTAATTGTACCCATAGTCTATAAGTCGTTAGGAACGTCGCACTGGTAGGTGATGGTCTCGTGGTAGCAGGGTTTCATCCAGTCCCACGCCACGCCGTTAGTCTGTATGGACTGCAGGGTGGGGATGTCCTCTCCCTTGTCGTACAGCGACGAGATGTGGTTGGCGATGGCCTTGCGTACCATGTGGATGAGCGTCTTGACGTCTTTCGGGTCTTTGGCGCTGACTTCCACCGAGGCTTGCACACGATCCTGACAGCTCTCCCACTCAACGTCCTTGTCGGTTGGCTGATTGGTCAGCCCGTCGTCGGTCACAATGATACAGGGCAGCTGTGTGTTGTCCTCTCCATCGGGGCTGACTTCGAAGCATGTCGACTCGATACGACCGCTAACGGCCAGTACCAGGTCTGCATCTGCCATGAGAGCGTTGAAGAAGAGCTCGTCGAGTTCCATTTGTGCCATCACTTACTTTGTGCTTCGTTGTGTTATTGATTATTATTGCATATCCTTCTCACTGGAAACCGGCTGACCATCAACCTTTGCCAGCGCATTGGAGCGGCCAGCCGGATGACTATCCAGAAAGAAGTGTCGAGAGAGTTTAGAGATCAGAGAGACTTACGTCCGGATCAACCAGCTTGATGAGTTTGAAGGCCTGGGGTGTACCGTTGCCACCGTTAACCTTGCCTGAGAGCTCGGTCAGTGAGTAATCGGTGTCCATACCGATAACTACTGTGCCACGGTCGAAGTTGGCAGAACTTGTGCCGTCGATATTGAAGCGGAGCTCACCATGCTGCTGCTCTGCCAGATAACCGAAGTGACCGATGGCAATGTAGCGGTAGGTCTTGTCCTTAGAGGCAACGCCATTGCTGGCAATAGCGTAGTCCACATAAGGAGATACCTTGTACTTGTAGCCTACGCAGCGGCCACCCTCAACAACAGTACGGCTGCTGTCGGTAGTACCAGGAATCAGCTTAGTGAATGCGAGGTCAGTCTCGGTGGTCTTGTCCATGATAATTTCAGGCTCGCCCTCGAAACCAAGGTCGTACATCTTGGCAATCTCCTTGGCCAGGTTCTTACCGATGTTCTCATCGAGTGTGAGTTCAACAGGAGTAACCTTGCCGAATGGCGACTGAATCTTGGTGTACTCACCGTGAGCATAGACGTGCAGAGCGCGGAACATAGCCCATCCCTTAGAGAACTTGTAAGTGATGAAGGCGATGATGTCGAATGCAGCGTTGTCGATAGCGCGGAACGATACGGCAACAGATGCAGCAACACGCTGTGGGTTAGCCTTGATGTGAGCGAAGTCGAGAGCCTGCTCACCAACCTTGGTCACCTCACCCTCTACGGTGAACTTCACGTCGTTCACAGAGTAAGGCACTACCTGAGTACCGGTAACGCCAGTAGCCATCTTCAGGTCGTCGGGCAGCTCGATGCCAGGAACCTTGGTGTCGATGATAGGCAGAATCTCAACGGGGATCAAACCACCAGCTTCGAGGTTAGCAGTGGTGTTGCCTGCGGTGGTGTCCTTGAAGGCGAGCACTGTGGTGCTCTCGGCACGCTTCTCGATGCCGCACTTCTTGATCATCTCGCGCAGCTTGGCACCCTTCTCCTCGCGCTCCTGAATCTCGCGCAACTCCTTGCCGCTGGCCATAGCCTTGATGCGGGCAGAGAGTCCTGCAGACTCGTCAACGAGTGAACGATACTCGGCAGACTCCTGCTCGGTGAACAGAATCTTACCGTCATTTGCCTCACGAGACTTGTCCTCCATCTCGTGCATGCGATTCATGATTGCCAACTGGCGCTCCTGAATCTGTGTCTTAGTCATTTTTTCCATTTCCTAAAACGTTTTAAGTTATACATTAAGTGATTCTAAAATTTCTTCGTTCAGACGGCGTGCCTTGTAGCGAAGGCGAAGAGCCTGCTGCTCACGGAATCTCTGCTCCTGCTCTTCCAGCTGTCGCTGTTCTTCCTCCTGAGCTTTACGCTCGGCTTCAGCTTTCGCTTCTTCCTCAGCCTTTTTCTTGGCTTCGTCGTCTCCACACTCGCGCTTCAGCTGTTCGTCAATAGCAGCGTCAATACTTTCGCTCTGCTCGCGGGTGCCGACACTGGTTTGCTGGTAAGCGGGATGTGTAACAATGGCCACGTCGTATAGTCCTGTTATGCGCTTCACATGGCGAAGCCACACCTCTTTGCCATCGTGTGTCTCGCTTGTACGCTCATAGCTTACGCCGTTTTCACTGTCCTGCCAGTCATCCTCGAAAGCGAATGACATTCCGGTAATGTCGCCACGACGCATCAGTTCCAGCGTGTCATTGGCGTTGTTTGTGTGGGGCAGATCACAGCGACAACCGACTTTATCCTCTCGCAATTCGAGAGAGAGTGTGCCTTTGCCATTGCGACATCGACCCAGTACGTCTGGAACCATGTTTGAGTGATTCAGGTTAAGGATCACATCAGAGCGCATCAGCAGTTCATTGGTGATGCATCCTGGCTCCAGCACCTCATAGACCTCGCGGGTGTCGCTCCACGGGGTCAGGTTTACGCTGCGAACGCCGAAGACTATCGGTGTACCCTCTACGGTGCGGCTTTCCGTCTGTCCTTCCTGTGGCTCGCGTAGCTGCAAGCAACAGGTCTCGATAGGGATAAATCTCGTTTGTTTCATATATTGTCAAAATTATCGTTTCATTATGCGGGCGCTTTCTCGTTCTGGGTTTACTGTGCGATTTTGAGCCATCCGCTCGAAATATTCCAGCACCTCGTCACGGCTCATGGGCTGCGGGGCTACGGCTATACGAATTCTGTATGGTTCATTCATTTTTCTTCCTTTCCTCCGTCCACTGTGTAGTTGCCTGGTTTTAGT